ATTTCAAGTTGGGACGGGCTAAAAAGATGGCTTGGTAGCGAAAACAAGCTTGACAAACCACCCAAATTTCTGTTATTATATAACGAGTGGAATCCTTTAGGAATAGATTTAGAACCAGAGGAAAAGGAAATAGATGACTGATAGAACAAAAAGCAAAATACCGTTTGTTGGGCTCCACGCTCATAGCGGCACAGGCAGTCCATTTGATGGTCTAGGATATCCATCAGAACATATGGACTTTGCCTTTCAGAATGGCTCTGACGCTCTTGCGCTCACAGATCACGGCAATATGAACGGGTTTGCCTATCAAGTTGAGCACGCTAAAAAGATGATGGAAGAAGGCAAAGACTTTAAGCCCATTTTCGGCGTAGAAGCCTACTTCCTTCCAAGCATCGAAGAATGGCGAGAAGAGCTAGAAAAAGCAAAAGAAGACAAGAAGGCAAAGAAAACTATTGATAAGTCTTCTTCTGGAACAACAATTGAGGATGAAGGCAATAAGCGTGAAGTAAAAAACATTCTTAATCGTCGTAGACATCTTATCCTTTTAGCTCAAAATCAAAAAGGATTAAACAATATTTTTAGTATGGTTTCTAAATCATACAGTTCAGATTGTTTTTATCGTTTTCCAAGAATGGATTATGATATGCTTAAAGAACATAGCGAAGGAGTAATCGCAGCTAGCGCTTGTTTAGGCGGCGTTCTCGCCGGAAACTATTGGGAAAACATAGAAGATGGCGAAGAAGCAGTATTAGTTGCGATGCGCGATACAACTGAAAAGATGATGTCTATCTTTGGCGATCGTTGGTATGGCGAACTTCAGTGGAATAACATAAAAGAACAGCATCACTTAAATAAACTAATAGTTGAGGTTTGTGCTGAATACGGCGTAGACCTCATATCTACAGCTGATAGTCATTATCCATCTAGAACAGCCTGGAAAGACAGAGAGCTATATAAACGTTTGGGATGGCTCGGCAAAGGCCGAATGCCGACGTGGTTAAGCACAGAGCTTCCAATCAACGTAGAAGAAATTGGCTATGAATTGTTTCCGAAAAACGGCGACCAAATGTGGGAGGCATATAAAAAATATTCAAATGAAGTTGGTTATGATTTCGATGATGATTTGGTGCGCGCCAGTATTGAACGAACGCATCATATCGCTCATAATCGCATTGAAACGTTTATGCCTGATAACACGGTGCGTCTTCCGAGTTTTGTCGTTCCAGACGGTCAAACAGCCGATAAGACGTTGATCTCAGCTTGTATTGACGGGGCCCGCGATTTAGGTCTTAAGGACAATCCAGAATACATTAACAGGCTAAAAGAAGAATTGAGTGTAATCAGCGACAGAGGCTTTAGTAAATACTTTCTCACTATGAAAGCTATAGCAGATAGAGCTACAGACGTTCAGCTAACAGGAGCTGGTAGAGGTTCAGCTGCTGGCTCTCTCGTTGCTTATGTTTTAGGAATTACGCAAGTTGATCCCATTAAGTATAACTTATTGTTCTCGCGTTTTATGACGAAAGATTCAAAAGATTATCCTGATATTGACTTCGATGTTTCTAATCCAATGCAGCTAAAAGAAAAGCTGATTGATGAGTGGGGCAAGAACACTGTTGTCCCTATATCTAACTTTAACAAGCTACAGCTTCGATCTTTAGTCAAAGACATTTCAAAGTTCTATGATGTTCCGTTTACGGAGGTCAACCCTGTAACTTCTAAGATGATGGCCGAAGCAACGCCAATTGCTAAAAAGATGCATGGCATTAAAGCTGGCGTATACGCTCCAACGTTTGAAGAGGTTATGGAATATTCCGATAGCTTAAAAAGATTTTTATTTAAATATCCCAAAATCAAAACGCATATCGAAGCATTAGTTGGAGAAGTCCGTTCAGTTTCAAGACACGCCGGCGGCGTTGTTATTGGCGAAGATTTAGACAAACATATGCCGCTTATTAATAGCGGCGGTGTTACTCAAACGCCTTGGTCAGAAGGACAGCACGTAAGGCAGTTAGAACCAATGGGCTTTATCAAATTTGATATACTTGGCCTTTCAACTCTTAAAATGATTGAGGGCGCGGTCACTCATATTTTGCGCAGACATCACGGAATTGAAAATCCAACGTTTGATGATGTTAGACAGTATTATGACGAACACTTGCATCCAGATAAGATTAATCTTAAAGATCAGAAGGTTTATGAAAATGTATTTTGGAAAGGCAACTGGGCTGGAATATTTCAGTTTGCTGAAATCGGCGCTCAAAAGTTCTGTAAGCGAGCGAAACCAAAAAACATTATTGATGTAGCTGCTATTACAGCTGTTTACAGGCCAGGTCCATTGAGTGCTAATGTTCACGAAACATTCATCAAGACAAAGAAGAATCCAAAAGGTATTCGTTATGGACACGATATTGTAAAAGAGATTACAAAAGAAACTTACGGCTTTCTTATTTTCCAAGAGCAGATTGCGTTGTTGGCTCATAAGCTCGGAAAAGATTTAAGCTTGGACGAGGGCAATAAACTTCGTAAGCTTTTGACCAAGAAAGGCACAGGAGTAGTAGCTAAACAGAAAGCAAAGTTAAAACATAAATTTACTGCAGGCTGCGTAGAAAAAGGTTTGTCCGAAGAATGGGCAGATAAGATGTGGCAGAAGTTTGAATTCTTTTCAGGCTACGGATTTAACAAGTCGCACGCTGTTTCTTATTCTATTATATCTTTCCAATGTGCCTGGTTATATAATTATTATCCAGCAGAATGGATGGCTGCTTTTCTAGATAAAGAACCAGAAAGCAGAAAAGAAAAGGCAATCAACATTGCAAAGAAGTTTGGTTTCAAGATCAGGCCTTTAAATATCAACAAATCTATGGTTGATTGGACTATTGATGATGATAACAAAACTCTTATTCAGCCATTAACTTCAATCAAAGGATTAGGAGAAAAAGCAATTGAGCAAATCATCGAACATAGACCATTTAACACTGTTGAAGACTTTCTCTTTAGCAAAGAGATTGTCTACTCTAAACTCAATAAGAAAGCGATTAATGTGCTCATTAAAGCAGAAGCGCTAAATGATTTAATGGACGACAGGTTCAACAATCTTAAACATTTTTGGACGGTCGTAGCCGATAATAGACCGAAATCGTTAAAGAAACTAGCGGCATTTATTGAAGAATACAAAGACATTGAAGATTTTACACGGGATGAATATATTGAAACAAAAGTTGACATCACCGGTGTGTTTCCCTTTAATTTAATAATGTCGGATGATATAATCAAGCGGCTGGAATATAACAAAGTTCCAACTATTTCAGAGTGGGACAATGAGCTTGGTATTGCCTGGTTCATTCCGCGTGAAATAATCAAACGTAAAACAGTAAAGGGTCGACCTTATTATATTGTCAAGACAATAGATAAAAACTCTGCAATGACCAACATTCGTTGCTGGGGCGTTAATCCAGACAAAGATAGAATATTTATTAACAGGCCTTATATGGCCAAGTTAAGCCATCAAGAACAATGGGGCTTTTCTACCAGAGGAGGTCTTGGAAAATGGAAACTTTTAGGTTGACAAATCAAATAATTTTTATTATTATGTATAAGCAAGTGATGATTATCACTTAGCACTCATAACACGTGGAGGCCCTAATGAGCAACAGTGCTAGATTACGAGAAACGCATACTGATTTTGGTGGTGGTAAAACTATCAATAATAAAGAAGCCAAGCAGCACGACAAAAACGTCGGGAAAATAGCCAACAAAAAGGCAATGGAAATCATTAAATTGAAATATCCAAATTTGTCATTCGTGCATAAAAAGATGATTTCTAAAAAAAAGATGTGCGAAAAATTAAATCATGTCGACTCAAATTACGGGACCCATCAGCACAAAAAGCGTACTGGCTTTGGAGGAGACGGTGGTTATTGGTTTGTCATTGATAAATACGGAAAAGAACGCCTAGTATTGGCTACAGAAGCCAAAAAGCAAGGAACGAATGATGTCCGATTGCTAGAAGGGAAGAAAAAGCAAGGCGCCGGAAACGCTATTGAACGAGCGCATAAAAATATCAATGAAATGCGGGCGTGGATGTGCGATGAAGTGTATTTTCCATATGTGATGTGTTGTACTGGGTGTGACTTTTCCAAAGATTGTGCAATTACCGATAGACTAACGGCATTAAATGGACAGCGGCCTATCAATAAGCTTTATATAAAAAATGAACGTATGGGGTTACAATTTTTACAAAGTCCTTCTATTTTTGCAAAAGTACATAAGTGGGGGATTGACGAAATGGCAGAGATTATGATACAAGCGGCAGAGGAGGCTTTGTGCATTCTGAGTACAGAACTTCCCAATTAATAACTTATTTGGGTAATAAACGAAAACTTCTTTCGTTTATCGAACAAACAGTTAATAAATCAAAATATATTTTAGGAAAAGAAAAACTAACTTGTTTTGATGGATTTTCCGGCTCAGGCGCAGTCGCAAGAATGCTCAAGGCGCATTCTAATACCTTGATTGTAAATGATTTTGAAAAATATTCTTATGTTTTTAATAAGTGCTTTCTAACGAACAGATCTGCCGTCAATATGAGAGATCTTGCTCAACGCATTGAGTATCTTAATAATAACAAATTAACTGGTAAACTACAAAAAGGTTTTATTGAAGAACTTTACGCTCCCAAAAATGATGACGATATTCAAGAAGGTGAACGCGTATTTTATACAAATATAAATGCAAAAATAATTGATAATTTGCGCCGGCAAATGAAGCCATATGAATGGCATTGTTTAGCGCCATTACTTTATAAAGCATCCGTACACAACAACACCAGCGGTGTGTTTAAGGGGTTTTATTCTGAAAAAAAAGATGATGATTCGCCTCGTCTCGGGAAATTTGGAGGCAAAGCAGAGAATTGCTTGCAGAGAATTAAAGGCGAAATAATACTAGATATACCAATATTTTCTGATTATGAATGTTATGTGGATTATTTTCAGGAAGATACAAATCAATTAGTTAAAAATCTTTATGAAATAGATTTTGCTTATTACGATCCTCCTTACAATCAGCATCCATATGGTTCAAATTATTTTATGTTGAATCTTATCGCTGACTATAAAAAGCCAGATGTAGAACAAATAAGTAAAGTATCTGGTATACCAAAAGGTTGGAATAAATCATCTTATAATAAGCGGCAAGAAGTTTCTGACGCTTTGGATAAGTTGATTAATGACACGCCGGCTAAAATTATAGCTTTGTCATATAGCAGTGGTGGGTTTTTAACTCAAGAGCAAATCGTTGATACTCTAAAGAAATATGGCAAAGTTTCAATTGAAGAACAGGATTATATTACTTATCGTGCAGGTAAAAACTTAAAAGATAAGGAAGGAAATCTTACTAGAGACTTGAAAATAAAAGAGTTTTTATTTTTATTACAGAAAAAGTGATTTTTCCTTTACATTTAAAAAAACATAAATTATTATGTATATAGGTTGTTCGAAAGTATCAGCCAACTTAACAGATGCTCACGAGAAGCATCAAAGGAACCCTATGAATCTAATTACATTATTCAATCATATGCACCAGGATCCTAACTGGATTCGCAACAATACAACTTTAATGTTAGTTAATGACTTAGTTATTCTCGAAAACGGCGGGCAAGTGCGTCAAGGTGGGATTAATAGTTCTCATGCTAGCGAGCTAGAGAACGACATATTGACACGAGGTCAAAAAGTACCAATTACGGTAGCTAAGAAGCCATTTCCTCCCGAACACGAGCATGCTGGTAAATACGCTGTTTACGAGGGCAATCACAGACTGACTGCGTTTTTATCTTTAAAAGATAGATGTGGCAATGATGATCGGCGTTTTGATGCCATTCAGGTATATCAAGCATCGTTTAAATCCACAGCAGAAAAAGACAATTATCAGCTGAGTTGTAACGAGCACCACCCGTCGAGAAGCTCGACAAATGAAGATTATGCTTTAGTTCTCAGGAAGCGCTTAAAAACTTCCAAAGGAGTTGATGGCATAACTTGGTCTAATTTTTCGGATAAGGAAGAGAATTTCGGTCTTGTTTCGGAGTGGTGTAAGAAAACATGGCGCGCCAACGGAAATCGTATTAAATCCATTATCAAAAAGGCATTGGATGGAAATCCGAGCGCAAAATTGCGCAATTACACCAAAAATTCCATGTTGGAGTATTTTAAGAATAACAACAACATTGGTTGGGCTGGAAAGAAAGCAGGAGAAGAATGCAATAACCACGCTGTATATACAATCAGCGCGTCCACGCACGTCTTCCCTAATCTCACCGGCAATTCTTTCAGGGTCAAGACAGACAATTCTAAGACTCAAACTGTCGCCGTTTGTTGGGACACTAATACACTAGGCAAAACAGCTAAGGGTGTGAAGGATTTTCGCACCACGACTATTTCCAATATTAACAAGGCAAACGCTTCAGCGCTGCTGGATCGCAATGCAACGTTAATCGACAAACTAGTGTTTGCTCCGCAGATGAAAACCGAGAAGAGTCTTATTTGGGCTCAAAAAGATAGCAATGGACAATTTCAAATTGTTTAGTGTTTGAGGTAAGGTAAAAAGGGGAAGGATTAATCCTTCCCCTTTTTACCTTACCTCAAACACTAAACAATTTGAAATTGTCCATTGCTATCTTTTTGAGCCCAAATAAGACTCTTCTCGGTTTTCATCTGCGGAGCAAACACTAGTTTGTCGATTAACGTTGCATTGCGATCCAGCAGCGCTGAAGCGTTTGCCTTGTTAATATTGGAAATAGTCGTGGTGCGAAAATCCTTCACACCCTTAGCTGTTTTGCCTAGTGTATTAGTGTCCCAACAAACGGCGACAGTTTGAGTCTTAGAATTGTCTGTCTTGACCCTGAAAGAATTGCCGGTGAGATTAGGGAAGACGTGCGTGGACGCGCTGATTGTATATACAGCGTGGTTATTGCATTCTTCTCCTGCTTTCTTTCCAGCCCAACCAATGTTGTTGTTATTCTTAAAATACTCCAACATGGAATTTTTGGTGTAATTGCGCAATTTTGCGCTCGGATTTCCATCCAATGCCTTTTTGATAATGGATTTAATACGATTTCCGTTGGCGCGCCATGTTTTCTTACACCACTCCGAAACAAGACCGAAATTCTCTTCCTTATCCGAAAAATTAGACCAAGTTATGCCATCAACTCCTTTGGAAGTTTTTAAGCGCTTCCTGAGAACTAAAGCATAATCTTCATTTGTCGAGCTTCTCGACGGGTGGTGCTCGTTACAACTCAGCTGATAATTGTCTTTTTCTGCTGTGGATTTAAACGATGCTTGATATACCTGAATGGCATCAAAACGCCGATCATCATTGCCACATCTATCTTTTAAAGATAAAAACGCAGTCAGTCTGTGATTGCCCTCGTAAACAGCGTATTTACCAGCATGCTCGTGTTCGGGAGGAAATGGCTTCTTAGCTACCGTAATTGGTACTTTTTGACCTCGTGTCAATATGTCGTTCTCTAGCTCGCTAGCATGAGAACTATTAATCCCACCTTGACGCACTTGCCCGCCGTTTTCGAGAATAACTAAGTCATTAACTAACATTAAAGTTGTATTGTTGCGAATCCAGTTAGGATCCTGGTGCATATGATTGAATAATGTAATTAGATTCATAGGGTTCCTTTGATGCTTCTCGTGAGCATCTGTTAAGTTGGCTGATACTTTCGAACAACCTATATACATAATAATTTATGTTTTTTTAAATGTAAAGGAAAAATCACTTTTTCTGTAATAAAAATAAAAACTCTTTTATTTTCAAGTCTCTAGTAAGATTTCCTTCCTTATCTTTTAAGTTTTTACCTGCACGATAAGTAATATAATCCTGTTCTTCAATTGAAACTTTGCCATATTTCTTTAGAGTATCAACGATTTGCTCTTGAGTTAAAAACCCACCACTGCTATATGACAAAGCTATAATTTTAGCCGGCGTGTCATTAATCAACTTATCCAAAGCGTCAGAAACTTCTTGCCGCTTATTATAAGATGATTTATTCCAACCTTTTGGTATACCAGATACTTTACTTATTTGTTCTACATCTGGCTTTTTATAGTCAGCGATAAGATTCAACATAAAATAATTTGAACCATATGGATGCTGATTGTAAGGAGGATCGTAATAAGCAAAATCTATTTCATAAAGATTTTTAACTAATTGATTTGTATCTTCCTGAAAATAATCCACATAACATTCATAATCAGAAAATATTGGTATATCTAGTATTATTTCGCCTTTAATTCTCTGCAAGCAATTCTCTGCTTTGCCTCCAAATTTCCCGAGACGAGGCGAATCATCATCTTTTTTTTCAGAATAAAACCCCTTAAACACACCGCTGGTGTTGTTGTGTACGGATGCTTTATAAAGTAATGGCGCTAAACAATGCCATTCATATGGCTTCATTTGCCGGCGCAAATTATCAATTATTTTTGCATTTATATTTGTATAAAATACGCGTTCACCTTCTTGAATATCGTCATCATTTTTGGGAGCGTAAAGTTCTTCAATAAAACCTTTTTGTAGTTTACCAGTTAATTTGTTATTATTAAGATACTCAATGCGTTGAGCAAGATCTCTCATATTGACGGCAGATCTGTTCGTTAGAAAGCACTTATTAAAAACATAAGAATATTTTTCAAAATCATTTACAATCAAGGTATTAGAATGCGCCTTGAGCATTCTTGCGACTGCGCCTGAGCCGGAAAATCCATCAAAACAAGTTAGTTTTTCTTTTCCTAAAATATATTTTGATTTATTAACTGTTTGTTCGATAAACGAAAGAAGTTTTCGTTTATTACCCAAATAAGTTATTAATTGGGAAGTTCTGTACTCAGAATGCACAAAGCCTCCTCTGCCGCTTGTATCATAATCTCTGCCATTTCGTCAATCCCCCACTTATGTACTTTTGCAAAAATAGAAGGACTTTGTAAAAATTGTAACCCCATACGTTCATTTTTTATATAAAGCTTATTGATAGGCCGCTGTCCATTTAATGCCGTTAGTCTATCGGTAATTGCACAATCTTTGGAAAAGTCACACCCAGTACAACACATCACATATGGAAAATACACTTCATCGCACATCCACGCCCGCATTTCATTGATATTTTTATGCGCTCGTTCAATAGCGTTTCCGGCGCCTTGCTTTTTCTTCCCTTCTAGCAATCGGACATCATTCGTTCCTTGCTTTTTGGCTTCTGTAGCCAATACTAGGCGTTCTTTTCCGTATTTATCAATGACAAACCAATAACCACCGTCTCCTCCAAAGCCAGTACGCTTTTTGTGCTGATGGGTCCCGTAATTTGAGTCGACATGATTTAATTTTTCGCACATCTTTTTTTTAGAAATCATCTTTTTATGCACGAATGACAAATTTGGATATTTCAATTTAATGATTTCCATTGCCTTTTTGTTGGCTATTTTCCCGACGTTTTTGTCGTGCTGCTTGGCTTCTTTATTATTGATAGTTTTACCACCACCAAAATCAGTATGCGTTTCTCGTAATCTAGCACTGTTGCTCATTAGGGCCTCCACGTGTTATGAGTGCTAAGTGATAATCATCACTTGCTTATACATAATAATAAAAATTATTTGATTTGTCAACCTAAAAGTTTCCATTTTCCAAGACCTCCTCTGGTAGAAAAGCCCCATTGTTCTTGATGGCTTAACTTGGCCATATAAGGCCTGTTAATAAATATTCTATCTTTGTCTGGATTAACGCCCCAGCAACGAATGTTGGTCATTGCAGAGTTTTTATCTATTGTCTTGACAATATAATAAGGTCGACCCTTTACTGTTTTACGTTTGATTATTTCACGCGGAATGAACCAGGCAATACCAAGCTCATTGTCCCACTCTGAAATAGTTGGAACTTTGTTATATTCCAGCCGCTTGATTATATCATCCGACATTATTAAATTAAAGGGAAACACACCGGTGATGTCAACTTTTGTTTCAATATATTCATCCCGTGTAAAATCTTCAATGTCTTTGTATTCTTCAATAAATGCCGCTAGTTTCTTTAACGATTTCGGTCTATTATCGGCTACGACCGTCCAAAAATGTTTAAGATTGTTGAACCTGTCGTCCATTAAATCATTTAGCGCTTCTGCTTTAATGAGCACATTAATCGCTTTCTTATTGAGTTTAGAGTAGACAATCTCTTTGCTAAAGAGAAAGTCTTCAACAGTGTTAAATGGTCTATGTTCGATGATTTGCTCAATTGCTTTTTCTCCTAATCCTTTGATTGAAGTTAATGGCTGAATAAGAGTTTTGTTATCATCATCAATAGTCCAATCAACCATAGATTTGTTGATATTTAAAGGCCTGATCTTGAAACCAAACTTCTTTGCAATGTTGATTGCCTTTTCTTTTCTGCTTTCTGGTTCTTTATCTAGAAAAGCAGCCATCCATTCTGCTGGATAATAATTATATAACCAGGCACATTGGAAAGATATAATAGAATAAGAAACAGCGTGCGACTTGTTAAATCCGTAGCCTGAAAAGAATTCAAACTTCTGCCACATCTTATCTGCCCATTCTTCGGACAAACCTTTTTCTACGCAGCCTGCAGTAAATTTATGTTTTAACTTTGCTTTCTGTTTAGCTACTACTCCTGTGCCTTTCTTGGTCAAAAGCTTACGAAGTTTATTGCCCTCGTCCAAGCTTAAATCTTTTCCGAGCTTATGAGCCAACAACGCAATCTGCTCTTGGAAAATAAGAAAGCCGTAAGTTTCTTTTGTAATCTCTTTTACAATATCGTGTCCATAACGAATACCTTTTGGATTCTTCTTTGTCTTGATGAATGTTTCGTGAACATTAGCACTCAATGGACCTGGCCTGTAAACAGCTGTAATAGCAGCTACATCAATAATGTTTTTTGGTTTCGCTCGCTTACAGAACTTTTGAGCGCCGATTTCAGCAAACTGAAATATTCCAGCCCAGTTGCCTTTCCAAAATACATTTTCATAAACCTTCTGATCTTTAAGATTAATCTTATCTGGATGCAAGTGTTCGTCATAATACTGTCTAACATCATCAAACGTTGGATTTTCAATTCCGTGATGTCTGCGCAAAATATGAGTGACCGCGCCCTCAATCATTTTAAGAGTTGAAAGGCCAAGTATATCAAATTTGATAAAGCCCATTGGTTCTAACTGCCTTACGTGCTGTCCTTCTGACCAAGGCGTTTGAGTAACACCGCCGCTATTAATAAGCGGCATATGTTTGTCTAAATCTTCGCCAATAACAACGCCGCCGGCGTGTCTTGAAACTGAACGGACTTCTCCAACTAATGCTTCGATATGCGTTTTGATTTTGGGATATTTAAATAAAAATCTTTTTAAGCTATCGGAATATTCCATAACCTCTTCAAACGTTGGAGCGTATACGCCAGCTTTAATGCCATGCATCTTTTTAGCAATTGGCGTTGCTTCGGCCATCATCTTAGAAGTTACAGGGTTGACCTCCGTAAACGGAACATCATAGAACTTTGAAATGTCTTTGACTAAAGATCGAAGCTGTAGCTTGTTAAAGTTAGATATAGGGACAACAGTGTTCTTGCCCCACTCATCAATCAGCTTTTCTTTTAGCTGCATTGGATTAGAAACATCGAAGTCAATATCAGGATAATCTTTTGAATCTTTCGTCATAAAACGCGAGAACAATAAGTTATACTTAATGGGATCAACTTGCGTAATTCCTAAAACATAAGCAACGAGAGAGCCAGCAGCTGAACCTCTACCAGCTCCTGTTAGCTGAACGTCTGTAGCTCTATCTGCTATAGCTTTCATAGTGAGAAAGTATTTACTAAAGCCTCTGTCGCTGATTACACTCAATTCTTCTTTTAGCCTGTTAATGTATTCTGGATTGTCCTTAAGACCTAAATCGCGGGCCCCGTCAATACAAGCTGAGATCAACGTCTTATCGGCTGTTTGACCGTCTGGAACGACAAAACTCGGAAGACGCACCGTGTTATCAGGCATAAACGTTTCAATGCGATTATGAGCGATATGATGCGTTCGTTCAATACTGGCGCGCACCAAATCATCATCGAAATCATAACCAACTTCATTTGAATATTTTTTATATGCCTCCCACATTTGGTCGCCGTTTTTCGGAAACAATTCATAGCCAATTTCTTCTACGTTGATTGGAAGCTCTGTGCTTAACCACGTCGGCATTCGGCCTTTGCCGAGCCATCCCAAACGTTTATATAGCTCTCTGTCTTTCCAGGCTGTTCTAGATGGATAATGACTATCAGCTGTAGATATGAGGTCTACGCCGTATTCAGCACAAACCTCAACTATTAGTTTATTTAAGTGATGCTGTTCTTTTATGTTATTCCACTGAAGTTCGCCATACCAACGATCGCCAAAGATAGACATCATCTTTTCAGTTGTATCGCGCATCGCAACTAATACTGCTTCTTCGCCATCTTCTATGTTTTCCCAATAGTTTCCGGCGAGAACGCCGCCTAAACAAGCGCTAGCTGCGATTACTCCTTCGCTATGTTCTTTAAGCATATCATAATCCATTCTTGGAAAACGATAAAAACAATCTGAACTGTATGATTTAGAAACCATACTAAAAATATTGTTTAATCCTTTTTGATTTTGAGCTAAAAGGATAAGATGTCTACGACGATTAAGAATGTTTTTTACTTCACGCTTATTGCCTTCATCCTCAATTGTTGTTCCAGAAGAAGACTTATCAATAGTTTTCTTTGCCTTCTTGTCTTCTTTTGCTTTTTCTAGCTCTTCTCGCCATTCTTCGATGCTTGGAAGGAAGTAGGCTTCTACGCCGAAAATGGGCTTAAAGTCTTTGCCTTCTTCCATCATCTTTTTAGCGTGCTCAACTTGATAGGCAAACCCGTTCATATTGCCGTGATCTGTGAGCGCAAGAGCGTCAGAGCCATTCTGAAAGGCAAAGTCCATATGTTCTGATGGATATCCTAGACCATCAAATGGACTGCCTGTGCCGCTATGAGCGTGGAGCCCAACAAACGGTATTTTGCTTTTTGTTCTATCAGTCATCTATTTCCTTTTCCTCTGGTTCTAAATCTATTCCTAAAGGATTCCACTCGTTATATAATAACAGAAATTTGGGTGGTTTGTCAAGCTTGTTTTCGCTACCAAGCCATCTTTTTAGCCCGTCCCAACTTGAAAT